TAGCGCCGAATCCTTGTGCAAGGACGGGGTAAAAGAAGAAGCCTCACCCCCCAATCAAAAAGGGTGAGGCTAAGCGACAAGTCGGGATTGAAACAGGAGGTCATGAAAATCCCCCCGCCCTGGATTACTCCGAGGGCTTACCCAACATTGTCTTAAATTGTCGTTTCCATTTAGTGTAAGTAGAAGGAGCTATGTCGCATAGCTCGGACGCAAGTTTAAATGAGTAACCCTCCTCTCTGAGTTTGTCAATCTTGAGAACTGTCTCAATCTTCTTGTCATCGCTCAAGTTCTTCGGGGACTTGTTGGTTCTGCTCGGCACGACGTACTCTGCTGTCCCGAACTCTTCCTCAAGTTCCTCAATGCGCTTCATCTCCTCGGCGATTTTATCATAGGCCCAGTCCACAAATTTCTTTTGGGATCTCCTGTCATTAGAAAATATATCGTTATTAAATTCCATAATTATGCAAACCTCCCTGTGCAGTGATAAAATTTAAAGAGTCCACCTACGTCCCTCTGCCCTTCTCGGTTCTTGGCTACGTTGTATATTAGCTCCGTATAAGGGCCGTGACTGTCGTGACCCTTGGAGGATTCAAAGTCCCCCCTGGATGGATACATGAGCAGGACTACGTCAGCATCATTCTCAATGTCCCCTGAATCCTTGAGGTCATAGAGCCTAATCCTTTCACTCTTGGCTCCCTCTCGGTTGACCTGTGCCAGTAAGATGACCGCGATGTTTAAGTCCAGGGCCATCTGCTTTATCTTGTGAGAGATGTCAGCTATGCCTTCGCACTTACCCATCTTCTTGCTATCGAAGGGTATAAGTTGCAGGTAGTCAATGACTACTAGTTTTACGCCCTTCTTGCGGACCAGGTGACGGGCCTGGCTTGTGAGGTCATCAGCGTTTCTAACGCTATGAGATGTGTAAAGGGGAAGCTCTGCGGACTCCTTGACCACCGTCTTGAACCTTTCCTCTTGCTGAGGGTTAGCGACTCCTTCCTGAATGTTCCTTACGTTTATCCCAGATATGGTCTGTATCATGCGCTTCATTAACTGTTTCCTTGGCATCTCAAATGAGAAGTAAGCTGTGGGTGTATCGTCCTGCTTCATGGCCTTGGTTGCTATGAATAAAGCTAGTGCAGATTTACCGCAGGATGTAGGGGCCGCAAGTGTAAGCACCTCCCCTGCCGCTATGCCTCCGTTACCCAAGTATCCATCAAGTCTATTGATGTTTGTCTTTACTACGTCTGGATCGAAGGTGCCGTCCTGCATCTTCTGAATGTCTTCAAGGATCTCTTCGGCAGAGTCAGCCACAGAGAACGTGTCCGTACCCAGGGTATCAACCTTAAGTATATCATTCTCAAGAGATGCTCTGATTGATTGGGACTCGGCTGATTCGGACTCAGCTTGCTCAACAGCGACGCGGCACCCGCGAATGAGGGACCGTAGTTTACTCTTCTCGGCTACCAGCTTGGCACAATACAGGGCCTGCAAGGGGGTCTCAGCCTCCTGCATTACGGAAAAGATACCCGCCATACCCCCGACCTCGTCAAGGCCCTTAGAGGCTTTTAAATCCTCCATCAAGGAGATCTCGTCCAAGGGCTTACCCTTCTCTACGAGGGACGCGATGGCTGTGAATAGTAACTTGCCCTTGAGGGTATAGAAATCGTCGGGTGTAACAATGACGGATACCGTGTCGTATACGGAGTAGTCCCCATCCAGGAGACAGCAGGCAATTAGTTTGTATTCGGCTTCTTCGTTATGCGGGGGCGTTTTTGTTTCGTTCGTTATCATTTTCAAGTATGTCTAGCATAGCACGTAGGCATTGGCCTATAGCTTTGTGCTTGATTAGTATGCTTTTAGGAATCCCTCTCGTGTCCATGTCATTGTGCAGGTTGATTGTGAGTTCAGTGGCTTCCTTAATTTTATCGTTCATGTGCGCTATCTAATAATTTTATGTAGTAATACTTGACCCCTCTGCACCGTGCAAAAGGGCCAAGCATTCTATCATAAGGAGTTACTCCTTTTTAGCTCTCTCAAGCATCCCTATGGCTATCAATGAGTAGCCAATTAGGTCACGGAATATGTCCTTGGATTGATCGCCGTTAGTAATAACTTTCAGCTGACCATCCAAACAAAGAGCCTTAGCTCTCTGGAATTTATCCTGCATCCTAATGCAGACTCCAGTAAGAGGGTGAACCCCGAACTCGGTTGAGTAATCAAAGTTAGCGAATGGATTTTCGCAACTCTCCCCTCCCGTGTAGTCAGTGTTCTTATTGGCAGTCATATCCAATATGGATTCAACTTCATCTCGGCGAAACTGGTCCCACCATATCTTATCGAAGTCCCCCACGGTTTAGAACGGTGCGTCGTCTATGTTAGGGGTGCTAGTAGGCACTGCCTCAGTATTCTGAGTTGCCTCCAACTGTTTATCCTCAGGCGCGTAATCAGCGGCTAGGGATAGCAGTGGCTGGCCACTGCGTCCTTGTTTCTTCCACCCCTTGAGGTAGTACAACCCTGGCTTACTGACGAAGATACGTCCGTTGTAGTCTGGGTGATTTTCTTTCTGCTTGCGGTCATTGATGCCGAGCAGTCCTGTGTTTTCTCTGTATGTTGCCATATGTATTATTATTATTGCGGGTTAAAATTCAACGGATTGATTAACAGCACGAGGACTGTCCTTGCCGTGTTTGTTGGTTGCATCTGGGTCCTTAGTATCATCGATAGCAAATAGGCCGTTCAAGGCGTATTTACGTGCGTAGGAACTAGCACTGCCAGTTATCTGTGCTTCGTCCATACCCTTCTTTGTCTCGGCCTCCCTAGCGAAGGCTGTTGTTACAGCTATGGGGTCGGAGTGCGACTCGGTAACAGTCGCTGTTGCCTTGACGTATACCCTGCCACCTACCTCAACGATATCGTCGCTGACTGTGAGGAAGCAGTCGTATTTACTCAGTAGAGGCTTGACGGCCTCTAGGATATCTTCAGCGGATCTATAGGTATAGCCGCCGAACTTGTTGGTCTGCCCCTTAGGAGCTTTTAATTCAGCCTGAATGGACTGCATTATCTTTACTGCTTTTTTATCGGTCATATCTTTGTTTAGTTAATTCACGGAATAGTTTGATTCGTTCCGAGGCGTTGGAACATTCCATGAGTTGTATTCGTTTTGCCCCTAGATCCACTAAAATAGATTTCTGTTTTTCGGATGTCAACGATTTAAATTTTTTACATAACTGAGTCAGTCCCACGGGGTGCAACACATCCAGTTGCTCCCTCTCTAGGTAGTCCGCTATGCCGCGTAGCACTGCGGGTAAATGGCTATGGCTGATCTGGCACCTGCGGTAAGCGAAGTTCTCTATCTTGCCTAGCAGGGCATTGCCTACCCTTGATACGACACCACGGACCATGCCTGATTGATGGCAGTGATCCACCACCCAGTCCGAAGTTTTTCGCAGTAACAGGGGACAGGTCTTGGGCTGATGCTTTACACGCCAGTCCTTGATTTTATTTTGTGGAAGATACATCTAGCTCCGTGAGTAAATTCTTGAGGGCGTTCTTCTCTTGGGTCAGTTGCTTACGCTGCTCCAGCATTCTCTCCATCCTGAAGGACAGAGTCCTTGATTCCTGTCGGATCATGTCGATCCTAGTCTGTATACGTTCTACGTTACTTTCTATTTGTGTCATACTCATTGGTTTATTTTTCTAATATTTGTATTGGTAAATTTAGGATGTCGCTCATCTTTACGATGCTGAGTAAATCACTGCGGCCACTCCGTGTGTATCCTTTATACAGTGCGTCTGAGCCACGGCTGACCTTGTCATCCAGGTTGCACTTCTTGCTGGCCATCTCGTAGAGATACGCCCTCTTGATCAAAACAAAATCGTCCTGCCTTTCAAAGGCAATGAAGTCCACGTCCGATGCTAGCCAGCCTCGGTCACCCGCAGTGTTCTTGAACTCCAGCCATACCAGTTCGTCCTGCTCGGATTTGTCGCTCCTGTTGACCCGCTTGCGGGCCTTGACGTCAATCGTCCCTCGGTCGGTGACGTAGTCAAAGTGCTTGTATTGC